AAGATGTACAACCTGCTGTATCAGACGATGACGCGCTCCTTGCCAACCAAAGCGCAGATTGCAGCCATGCCAGAGTCGGAGCGCGCGGCGGCCATGGAAGACGTCCGTATTGCACGTTTGCAGTTGGGCGGAATGATGGGTGTGCTTGCTACGTTGTCGGGTGCTCTCGGTCTGCCCCTCGTGCAGCAGCTGGGCTGGATCTATGACGCGTTCGCAGACGACGATGAAGAAGACTTCAAGACAATGACGCGGACCGCCATCGGCGAATACGGCGCCTATGGCTTGCTTGATTACCTCTCGGGCGTGCGTGTGTCTGAACGGATCGGCCTCGGTGCGCCGTTCTACCGTGCAGGTTTGAACTCGGAAGGCCAACCACCGCTATGGCGCTTGATCGAGGGTGTAGGTGGCCCCGTTGTTGGCCTGACCAACAAGTACATGACGCGCGTCCCAGAGCTGTTTGCCGCAGGTGACATCCAGCGCGGCACTGAGGCGCTCATGCCGTCGGCGGTCGCCAACTTGTTCCGTGCAGCACGGTACAGCCAAGAGGGTATCCGCACCCGGCGCGGCGACCTCATCATTGACGACATAAGTCCTGCAAGTGTCCTCGCTCAGGCCGTTGGTTTTATGCCTGCAGCATACGCCCGTCAGCTGGACCAGAACGCTGCCCTGTCACGCATCGACAACGCAATCCGCCAAGAGCGCTCAAAGTTGCTGTCCATGCGGTATCAGGCGTTCAGTTCGGGGGACAGGACCACGTTCCGCGAGGTCGAGCAGGAGATCGCAGAGTTTAACCGGCGTCACCCCGGCGATGCGGAGATCACTCCCAAGACCAAAGAAGCGTCGCTAACAGCCAACATGAAGACAACGGATCGTATGCACCACGGCGTCAACCTCAGCGACCAGAACATCCGTCGCACCATGGAGCTTGCGAGCCAATACGGACCAGCAACCATCTGGGAATAAAAAAGGCCCCCACCGAAGTGAGGGCCAGTTTGGCGGAGAAAGACAGTAGACACCCTGTCGGCTCCGTCTATATCATGCGGTTCGCCAGATGCGAACCCCCAAAATGTTGCGTTCCTCGCATATAACAACCCGCATTTGCCACCCGCGCCGCGCAAATACCCTGCCACATTGCTTAATGGCAGAACTGGTATTCATGCAGGGGATGAATACCGAAGCAGAAACCCGCATCGCGTCCCAATCAATAAAGATCGGGACGCCGTCGGGGTCGAGGTCGTCAAGTTTCAGAACCGCCATCTTCAGGGCCCTCTGGGAGTTCCATCTGCGCACACTCAAGGATAATGACATCTGTCGGCGGCAAGTTCATCTTGGTACCCTTGCTGAGGCGCACCTTGGCCTTGCGGCCGTTCAACTTTGCCATGCCCTCTTTCACAAAGGAGTCGTAGTTGATCCGGTTCTTCGCACACCACGCACGCAACGGTTTCGGCACGAGGAATAGATACTTGGTGTCTGTCTCGTAGCGGGCAACAAACCGGACCTTGGGCTGCTGTTCCGGCACAACAAGAGAGTCCAGACCATTGCCATTGTTGCCCAGACCGCTGTTCATGCCGCGATTGTCTTCGGTGCTCTTGATCCAGAGGATGCTGCCGTAGTTGTCGTTCACATAGTTGTTCACGTTGGTCTCGATCGTCGCCGTAGCCTCGACGGCCGCCCTGCGGTTGCTGTCGATCAGGTCTACCGCAAACTTGTGCAGCTTTGGGATGTCGTAGTCCAACAAGCCTAGCTCGCGCGCAATGATAAGTGCGGTGATCGTGACCGTGGCACTGATTGACCAGAAGCGGTTCTGCGCCATCAGGTTAAGCTCGCTGTCCAGTTTACGCTGCACGCTGGTCAGCAACTCGCGGACAGTGTCGCGATTGTTAATGATATACTGCACGAACGGGACAACCGCATGGCCGCGGTTCTTGCCGATACGGGTCGCGAACTCGTCGGTTTCGGCCTTGGTCGTGAAGTTGTGCGGCTGCACGTGGTACTCCAAGACGCGCTGTGTCTCAGCGTCGGGTGCGCTTTTTATCGTGCGCACTTTTGACAACATGCTCGCGTTTGACGATGTGCCAACAGTCAGGTGCCAAGGCTCGCCACGATACCGCTCGGCGTTCGCGCCAGATGACATGCGCCCCTTCTGCCTACCGCCGTGGATCTGATAGATGAGGTCCGACATCTGGTCTGTGGGGAACTCCGTAAACTCGTCGAACTGGACAGCGATGTCCTTCATATTCTCCAATCGGTTCAAGCGGTGGTTCATCGTGTCCTTTGCCGTGATGAGCAGTTCACCCGGATCACCGAAGATCGACAGTGCGACCTTCTGCGTCGTGGTCTTGCCGTGGCCGGAACCGTCACTGTACATGTCAAAGATCGCAGCGTGAGCCGGCATAAAGCGCATGAGTGGTGACGCGAGCGCCATGCAGATCATGTACTGGTAGGGCTCGAGCCCGTCGCGTGCGTAGAAGTTCGCATCCTCAACCCAACCCTCAAGCGTGCCCGCGGGCTCGAACGCGGGGAATGCCCATGCGGTCTCGCTCGACGGCGGGTTGTACCCGATATCGTCTCCAGTGATCTCGCGGTCGCCGATGACAAACGACGTAAATTCGTCGTCCGTCCACCCGAACTGCGAGTGCGCCTCGTCGGCAACAGTCGTGGTCTGTAGGTTTTGTATCCATGTATTTGTGTAGGCCATAAGTCTATCCCATCCTCTTCCGATTGCAGAGACGCCGTGTGTCGACAGCGCCTTCCGTAGGTCTTCCTTTGATGTGGCGTTTACGAGGGGGATTACAAACTCCCTCACGCCATCCATCGGCAGGTGCACGCGACCGACAATGCACTCACCCAAGCTGCGGTCCCTGATCCGGCTCACATAGTATAAGTCGTTTTCATACACCGGCATGTCGACGGGATCGCCCGCCTCATCAACGTCTTTGACGTATACTCCGCCCTGATTGCCGCGGAAATAAGGCTTCGGGTATGGCGGTATCTCATACTCCTGCAGCGCCCCGCTACCCACCGAAATCTCCTCGACGATCACCGGTTCATCTTCTGGGGCCGCTTCGATCTCGGCACCGATCTGCACCGGAGACGTGATCTTGCCCTTGAGGGGGCAGCCTTCACACCCTTCAGGGTTCAGGCTTTCAAACGTGCTGCACTTATGTGGCCCGACAATACCCTCCATCTTCTCGACGGTGTCCTCACGGGAATACTCTGGGTGATTGCGCGACATCGCATGCGCACCCTGCGCCGCATCTTCGCAGGGCATACAAATCGACAGCGCACCGCGCCACAACGGCTCACTCAGGTCTTCTTGGTTCTCGAACGCGTGCTTGATCTGCGCGCAACCTCGTCCCTCGACCGACTTGGTCAGGATAGTTTTGAACTTCGTAACCCTGTTACGCATCATGCGCTGCATCATCGGGTCTTCGTCAGCGGTCATCAACGTAGAGAACGGGAGCGGTGCAACGGACGCCTTGGGCGCTGCCTCTGGGGCGAACGCAGTCAGTGCCGCCGAAAACTCTCCGAGGGTGTATGTCGTGACCGTGCCACCCTGCATGATCTTGACGGGCAGCGGGGGGTTGCCCTTGTAGTTGTGGGTCAGCGGCACGCGCAGAACGCGGGCAGCGTCGCTTGTGCAGGTCGAGTCGGCCTTGAGGCCGTGTATCGCGCAGGCACGCTTTAGTGCGTCGGCTACAGGGCGCCACTCCGCAGTAGGCACTGGCTCCGACAGGGGCCAGTAGACGTGGACGCCGCGGCCGCTGTTAACCATATAAGGCTTGCGCAGACCTGCCGCCTTGCAGAAGCCACGCAGCTCGGCGATGGCCGTAGGCTGATCGGCAAATTCCTTGCCGGGCCCACAGTCGAGGTCCATGAACATAGCACGCATCTGTAACGTGTTTACCGCGCTGCGGGGCTTTTCGATGCTCGGGTCTTTGAACGTCGCGAGCCCGAAATACACATCGTGCTCGTTCTGATCTGCCATATACGCCGCGTCTATGAGACGGGCGATTGTCGGGTAAAACTTCTGCTTACGGAACTTCCGGCTCTCGCTGGATATGCTGAGTAGGCAGTAGTGGCCGCTGTCCCCAAGGACAGCTTGTAAAAAATCTTGTGTGTCCATTGTCGCCGCCTGTTGTTATTGTGGTCGGCCACGGGTCGCCCCGTGGCCGGCTTTTTCAGGCGATCAGTCGTCCCATTCTGCAAGGACATCCGCCAAGGCATCGGCCGACTTGGTCTCGGGTTCAGCCTTCTTCGGGGCTTTCGTGACCTTCGTTGGTTCTTCGACCTCGGCTTCGGCAGTGGGTTCCTCTACCTTCGGCTTCTTCTCTGCCTTGGGATCTTCCTTCTTGGCAGCGGGCTTCTTCTGCACGCCGTCTGTCTGGGCCACGGTGAACTCGATGGCCTTCTTGGCCTCGTCGCTGTCACGCAGTGCGATGGCAGCCTTCAGCTCTTCTTCGTCCAGTGCGCGCACAGGGCGGAAATACAGCTTGGGTGCTGTCGCATCATCGTCGAAGCGCATCTCGGTCATGACCGCAATGGCAGGAGTGTTGTGGGCAGAGAGGTACTTGATGTAAGCCTGCAGTCCCATGTCAGCGCCCTCGGCAGAACCGAAAATAGACGTGGCGGGCAACTGCAACTGATATACCTGATCGTTCTCGCCTTCCAACATAACCGCGAGACGCTGAGAGAAGCGGCACGCACGGCTCTCGCCTTGGCCGGAGCCTTTGACGTTCATCGGGCACTCGCCGCAAGTGGCAGCCTTGCGCTGATCTTCTGGCACGTCGTCGCTTGGCTTGCGGGTGTCACCAGACCAGCACACAGGGGCAGACGGGTTTTCAGCGTCGAACGCACCCTCGTAGTACGTACGCCCAATAGACGCAGCATCCACGATCACCATGTTCAGCGTGCTGTTCTTGCTGACAGACACCTGCTCGCCATCGACAACCATGCGGAAACGGCTACCGCGAATACTGATCCGGCGGCCGGAAGCGCCGCTCCCACCTGCCATTTTCTTGTTGTCGTCCATCAAGGACTTGAACAAGTCACCACTTACAAGGCTGTTGCCCTTAAAGATGTCTAGGTCACTCATTGTCATTCTCCATTTTAAAGTGCTCAGATTCATCGTCTGAGTCGGGGTTAAAGTCAAACTCCATCTGCGCGTCGGCAGGTTGGCTCTCCTCGCGCTCAAGGAGCGCAGCTTCCACGCGAGCTAGGTCGAAGCGAAACACTCGGCCCATGCGCGTGTAAGTTCCGGCAGGGATGTCACCCGCCCGTACCATGGTGATAATCGTCGCTGGCGATACACCGAAGTGCGCTGCCAGAGCCGCTGTTGTAACGTACTTGTCACTACCTGTCATTTTTTCCTCACAGATATCATGTACTCCGAGTCCACATTCAGGCCCGGCGGTACGGTTTCAGGGTTTTCTTCCAGAAACTCTTTGACTGCAGTCTGGTTCAGACGCTTCTCCAAGAACTCTGGCATGCTGTGCTCGACAACGAATTGGTGCATTGCGGCCCAGTCGCTCGTCCAGTACCGCGTCTTTACTGTGCGGTAAAACATCCCCTCGGATGTGCGGACGCTCTCGACGTTCTGCTCTTTGCAGTAGTCCAAGAGTTGAGCCTTGACCGCGTTCATCTGGTCGGTCAACTTCTTGTCCTTCTCCTTGAACTCGGCCGACACTGCGGCCTTCGCGTCGCGGATCTTAATGTAGATGCGTGTCAAGCGGTCCACAGATGTGTCTACTGTATCAGTCATGTCTCTCTCCGTTTTGTGTTGTTTCGGCGTTAGTACCGTGTTTCGAACACCTAGTCAAGTGTTCCATTGTACAAGTCGATCATTTTTGAGTGCACGTCGATCTTGTCATCCAAAAGCTGGTAAAAGCGTCGCTCCACAGGGGAACCTTCAAGCTGCACAACCGTGCATTTGTTGACTTGCCCTGATCTGTGGATGCGTGCGTTCGCCTGCGCGTATGTCTCAAGTGAAGATGTCGGGCCCCACCAGACAATAGTATCGGCCGCTGTCAGCGTCACACCGTGCGCCGCAGCTTGGGGTTGGATCACCAGAACCTTGGGGTCCGTTGCCGTCTGAAACCTGCGGAAGATATCGGTGCGGTCGCCGACCTTGACGCTGCCGCTGATGATCTCGGCGGTGATGCCGTCGCCAACCAGCTTGGCTGTCAGGCTCTCGATTGTGTTCTGGAATGGCACAAACACCAGCACTTTGTTCGGTGTCTCGTCGATCACCTCCTTGAGGACTTTGTACCGTGACGAGATGTCAAACTGCAGGGTGTTGCTGTCGTCGGTATATGCCGCGCCACACGATACCTGCAGGAGCTTTGTCATCAGCACCGCAGCGTTGACTGCCGTTACATCTTCTCCAGCCGCCCGCATTGTGCGGTCCTTGCGGATGCGGTCGTAGAATGCCTGCTGCTGCTTGGTCAGCTCAACATGTCGCTTAACGTACACAAGATCTGGTAGGTCGAGACACTCGTCCTTAGTGAAGCGTATGGCCGGTTGCAGTACGCGATGCACTGTCTCCGTGGCAGTCTTCTTCGGGGCCCACTTGAAGGGCGTGATTTTTACCATGACCTCGTCGCGGAACTTACCGAAGAATTTCGGTACCCCTGTGGGGTTTACCAGCTTGGCGAGGCCGAATGCGTTCTCGGGCCCCTGTGCTGCCGGTGTTCCGGTCATCATCCACAACCACGTGTCATCTGTGACCAATCGGTGTAACGTCTTCCACCGTGCCGTCTGAGAGTTCTGGTATGCACTGGCCTCGTCGATGATGATAAGGTCGAACCCGCCCTCGGCGATCTCTTTCTCTACCACTTTCAGGCCGTCGAAGTTGATGATGACGAACTCGGCGTCGCTCGCAATAATCTTGCGTCGCTTTGCCGCCGCACCATGGGCGATGTCAACCTTGCGGTGCATCGCGAAGTTAAACAGGTCGGCACGCCATGCGGCGTCCATGATCGACACCGGGCATACGACAAGCGCGCGTTTCACAAGCCCACGTTGCATGAGGAAGTCCGCGGCCCAAATGGCACTGCCCGTTTTCCCCGTCCCTTGTTCGTTAAAGCAGAACGCACGCTTGTTCAGCGTCAAAAACTCTGCCGTGGTGCGCTGGTGATCGAACGGTTTGTACTTGCCCGGCCACTTATATCGGCCGATGATCGGCGACGGGGCAGGGTAGTTGAGGGCGCGCAGGGTCTGCACCTGTGGCAAGTCCCACTTAACCAAGACAGTGTTATCGTCGATAAGTCGACTCTCTGGGATGGCTGCAAGGATAGGGGCGGGGTTCCGCAGTTTGTACTGCAGGGCTTTATTGTCAATAATCTGCACGGGTGTCTCCTGTTATGCGCGGGGCATAATTACTTTTTCTTGGGTGGTTTACTTAGTGCGCCACCCTTTGCACGGTTCTTGCTCCGGTTCTCGACGCGGTATCCGTCGCTGTTCGACCCACCGCGCGCCAGCGGCTTCTTGTGGCCGATGTCTTTGCCCGCGCGTGCGGCCTTACCGTTCTTCTTGTCGAAGGCTGCTCGGGCGCGTTGCCGCTCAAGGCGCGCGGCACCTTCGCCCCGCGCCTTTTGCTGCTGGTACTCTTTCGCATAGGGTCGTGGTTTGTTCACGTATGGCATCAGTTTTGTCCGTTATGGGGACACTCCGTTACTGGGCAGTGTCGTTTGCAAAGACCGCTCGGGCGGGGGTTCCACACATCCACCTCGAACGCTTTCTCCATCTTAGCATACTCCGAAAGCCACTTTTTCCAAAGCCCACTTTCACCGTCGCGGTCGTACTTCGCCTTCACAGCTTCATTTGCAATGACGAACACGAGCCCGCCACGCACCACTTTCAGGTCAGGGAAGTGCTTGAACATGGCCAAGGCCATCAGCTCCAGCTGACCTTTTTCGGCGTAGCGTGCCGACTTGCCTGTCTTGTAATCCACGATCGTCGCGGTATCCCCGTCGATGATAATCAGATCGACAATGCCACGGAACCAAACATCCTTGGCGAAGAAGTCACACGGCTCCAACGCGGCGGTCAGGCCGAACTTGTATTCGCACAGCTTATCGCCGGGCTTGGCTGCCAGTGCATCGAGCACAGGCTGCGTGAATGCGAACCGCTCCGGCACAGGAGTGCCGTCAGCAATAAAGTCTTCGGCCGCCTTGTGGAACTCTGTGCCGTACCGCATCGCATCGGTCTCGACGTA